TCTCAATTGCGCGGAGCTGCTCCTGCGGGGTGTCGTAGCAAGTATTGCAGACAAGCATGCGGATGTTTTGGAGCGCAACGCCGCGCCAGTCAAACTGCCACCTCAGATCGACGTGATTGTAGCGGAAGCCGCAGCGGTCGCAGATTGCGTGCGCCTGCGGGTTCGTTGCGCTTGTGCGCGCCCTGCCAGCTTTTGAACCCCAGCCCATTAGACAGCCCTCGCTTCTCGCTTCACTCTCTCACGGATTGATGCAGCCTCCGACATTTTTTTAATTGTCTCTGAAGAAAACGGTGCTCTTTTTCGACCCGTTAAGCAAATCTTGTTTGCCTCCCTTGTCGCTTGCGAAACCCCTCTTTTTTTAGCTGATAATTTTAATTTTTCAATGGTTTCCGGGGAAACTCTCCGCCCCGTTAGGGCGGCAGATAATTTATGCTTTGTCGCTTCAGATGTAACGCGACCTTTATTGTGCTCCGAAAGGGCTTTACGCGCTTCGGGGTTTGCAAATCTTTCTTTTTGAGATTTTGATATTTTTTCTCTTGTTTCCTTGGAAGGGTTGCGCAAACCATCTCCACCAGATGTCATATTAGAAAGATTTTCCATGCCATACATATTTATGCGGTCAATTTCTAACTTGAATGCTGTTTCTTCAGATACTTGATCAGCAATAATCTTTACTTCAACACAAAACCCAAGCAGCGCAAGTTTAGCCGTAATCGCCATATGATGACGATTACGCATTCTTTTCATATCCCACGCACGCTTCTCTTTGCCTTTACCCACATAAAAGCAAACACCCGTATCCGGCCTCCAATGCTCATAAACATAAAAATTGCTCATCTGAAGTAGCCTGATATCTGTGGGCTTATGTAAACAGCCGAATTTTCAACATTTTGTTCGGCAGCGATAGTGTACGCTTCATCAGCAAATGGCTTCAGGAGAGCAACCTTATCAGGAGCCCAGATCATGGCAAGACGCGCCGCAAGTCCATAGGCAAATGCCTCTGCCCACAAATACGGAATTTCAACCTGCACGCCGTTCTGCAGGACCGCATCCTGAATTTGCCGGACGCGGTAGTACTTAAGATACTGCGCGCTCGACCCGTCCGGAACCGGCCACAGCGTGACGGTCGGGTTCGGCGAGATGAGGCGGTCAAACCAGAACGTCGTCGTGAAGCCCTGCTGCTCCTTGTTGGGGTAGGAGGCGTATTCGGTGCGGCTGACCGGCATGATGATGCGATCGGTGAGCTGCCCGCCGCCGTTATCGACCTGCATGTAGGCGTCGAGGATCATCACGGTGTTCAGATCGACGTTGTACGTCGATTGCCCCGCCACGAGGGGCACCGTGATGAAGTCCACGGCCCAGAGATTGACCCCTTGATTGCTAAATCTGGAAAGAAGCATGTTGGCGGCCATGCGGGCCGCCTCCATGTGCTCTGCAAGCAGGGACGTGTTTCGGAGGCCGATGAGATTGTACGCATAGAGCGTGATCTCGCCCAAACTGGGCGCGAAAGTGTAGGTGCCGCTCGTTGCCATGTGAACCTCAATCTCCGGAGACTAGACCACCGGCTCTTCAACCGGCGGCACTGGTTCCGGCGCGGGCGTCGGGATGTTCCACGGCAGGGGCGGTGTGACGGGCAGGTTCGTAGCCTTCTGGGCCTCGATGGCCGCGTCGCAGTCGGCCTGAGCCTTTGCGATGCCCTCCGGGCCGAGCGCGTCGGCAACCCAGCCGTTGACCTGATCAATGGTGAGGTCGCTGTATTGCGTGAAGGGCAATCCGGCGACGTAGGTCGTGTCAACTGAGCCGTAGGCGGCGGAGTTGTACGTGCCATCTGTGGCTGACAGCACCCAAGCAATATTGAAGACGACATTCGTCTCGCCCGCGTACTGCGGATAGGCAGTCATGGAGTTTACGGCCCACTGGTAGGAATTTGTCATTCTGTCGGCTCCACGGTCTGGGACGCCTTGGCGGCCTGTTCCAGTTTCTCAAAGAGCACAACGGCGGCCTTGGCCCCCTGAATGCCGGTCGCCTTGACGGCCATGTCAATCAGTGCGCCCAGCGCGTTGGCTTCTTCGTTGGTGAGGTTGAGCGTGATCATGTGTTTTCCCCTTTATACGCTGACAGTGCCAACAGGAACTTTGTAGGCCGTGCCAGTGCTGTCGTAGATAGTGATGTAGCCTGTTAACGTGACTGTTGCCGCTGTGTAGGCCGTGTCGGTGGTCAGCTTGCCCTGCACGGATGCGAAGGCGCTGTCGTCTGCGAGGCGGGCCTGAAGAGTGGTGCTGGAACGCTTGAGGGCGGGGAACGACGAGGTAGCGCCAAGAAATTGAAACAGACCGCCTGCCGTAAAAAACCATTCCGGGCCACCTTGAAAATTAAGACGTATAGCGTTAGATGTGCTTCCGCTTCCAGCATATGAAAACCAAATGTTCCCTGAATTATAAGTGCTTAGGGTGCGGCCAAAACGAAGCGTTGTTTGTATATCACCCGCCGCCATATTTGGCGAAAAAATATCCACACCAGTACTATACCCACCACTTGAGTTAAGATTACTAACTTGGAATAACGGGTTTCCACCACCTAAAGCTTGAACAAAAAATGGAAAGACCGCCGAAATTTGAGTTGAAGAAATCGTCAGCGCGTCAACCAACGTATTCTGCGCAAAACCAGAACCACCAGCCGGTGCCACTTGGAAGATGATGCTGCCACCAGCGCCCGTGCCGGTGCCCTGCGCGCCTGTGATCTTGAACGGGTACGTCGCAGCGGACAGGTTGGGAGTTCCTGACAGACCGCCGACAATGCTCTGAACGGAGAGCGTCTGAGCTGCGGGCGCGGCTGCGTCTGCGGCTCCAAAGCGGAGGTTGGCGGCTCCCTTGCGGGTGAGGAGAACGTCTCCGCCAAATGCGGGGCCGGGGGTGCCGTTGCCAAAAACTAAAGTTGATTTGACTTGTACCTGATTATTTCCAAAATCAATTCCCAAAACTCCGTTGCTTTGGCTGCCACTATAGTAAAAAACTAAATTTCCGCTATTTCCCGCCATATTATAAACTGTACCAGTGTTGCCTTTTAAGTTAATAGCAGGAGCCGTTCCGTTATATCCTACTGAAAATTGGCTCACCGTTCCAACTTGAAGGTCTACCAAGTTTGACGACGCACCGGAATTTGTGTTCGTGACGTTCAGCAACGCGCCCGTAAACGTCGTAGTGCCGTTATTCCATGTCTGCGATAGGTTTAACACAGGCGCGCTAGAACCCGTCAGCGTATCACCCGTCAGCGACGTGGACCCCAGCAGCGTCGTGGCGACAGTCTGCGTCGAGTAGACGGACGGGTTGGTAGACGCCTGACTGTCCGCGCCAAACAGGAACCCCGTCGTCGGCAGCGACGTGTCGGGCGTGAGGGTCTTAAGGTTGATGTCAGCCATGTGTTAGCCCCAAGTCAAAAAGTTGCCGGTGTCCCAGACAAGGTAGTTGCCCGCGCCCCAGACGAGGCCGTTGCCCGTAGGGCCGGGTGGGCCGCCACCAAACCCGCCAAAGTAAAAGCCCCCGCCACGGGAAAAGCCGGAGCCAACCGACAGGCCGTTCCCGATACTAAGGCCGTTTCCTATGGAGAGGCCAGCCATTTAAATTGGTCCGTTCGAGCTCTGGAGGAAGGTCGTCGCGACGCTGCCCGTGCCGCTATTGATCAGGATGCGGGCGTAGATGGGGCAGAACAAGAAGTTGCTCTGCTGCGTGGCCGTCGCGCCGACGACCGCGCTGTCAGAGCTGTTAACCCACACCACACTTGCCGGAGCGACCGGCGTGATTGGGTCGTAGGGGTCGTTCAGCGTCGTCTGCACGGTGTAGTTAATCGTGCCGGTAACATTGCACTGGAGCGAGATGAAGCTGGGCGCAAAGGCGTCAAACACGACCCAACTGGATCCACCAACACCCGACGTGCCGACTGTGATCGCGCCCGCAGCGGCGGCGCTGATCGTGATCGAGGTCACCGTCTTGTAGTCGAGGACGGACTGGGCCGTCGTCGCATTGGGGCCGGTGATGATCTCAGACACCGTGCTGCCGTTCGCGCCAATGCCCGTGACCGTGAATGTCTTCGCGCTTTCGTTGCCAGCCGCCGTAATAAGAACGCGGCGAGAATTGTCCATGATGGCCACGCCAGACACGACGAGCGCGCCATTCAGGGTCAGAGCCCCGGCGGCTGCGGGCGTCTGGGAGAGGCAAATGGCGTTGGCCGATGCGGCGGCGAGTGGACCGGCGGCGACTGTAATCGGCTGCATGTTATTTTCCCTTCGCGCGCCCGGCGGCGACGTTGTCGATCAAATTCGGGTAGGGCCGACCGGCGGCGCGTGCCTTAGCTTTGGCGGACTGAACCTGTTTGCGGTTCAGGTGCTTTTCTTTGGCGTCCTTGGGGGCGTCTTTTTCCCAAAAAGGCTTGTCCATGTTAGCAGTCCCACTTTCGGAGGGCCTTGTTGATCCGGCTGTCCGGATCTGCGGCCTTCGCGGAGCCCGTGAGCTTCCGCTTCATGCCGGTCATTCTAGCGCAAAAACTGTCTTGGCGCGAGCCGCCTTCGGGCTGCGGGCGCTTAATATCATGGCCCTGCGCCTTCAAAGAGGCGCGCCCCTTGTCATTCAACCCGCCTTCAGGGTTTTTGCCTTCCTTGCGTGTCCAAGCGCCAGCCATCCGAAGCCCTCCTCATAGTCATGCGGGGGCACAGTGGCCCCCGCACTTAGGCCGTATGTGGCCACTACTCAGCAGTTCGAAGCCTTGCCACGCGGCGTGCCGGAGCCCGACGCGGACGAGAGGACGCCGCCGCCAGACTTGCGCGGCTTGCGACCGGCGTGGGCCTTGGACATGACGCCCTCGGCCTTGCCCATAGCCTTGCCGCCCTTTTTGAAGCCGTCAGTGCCGCTGGTGAACTCGCTCGCGGCCTTGCTGTTGCCGCCAGCGTAGGCTGTGTGCGACTTGGGGGTGAGTTTTTCGGTCTTGCCCTTCATGATCTTCTCCTATCGCCAGCGTTAGGCGTTTTCAGCTTGAATGTAGCGGACGACGAGGTCGCCCGTGCCAGCGGCGTTCTGGGACGACAGGACGTACAAGATCACGTCCGTCGTGCCGGTGTTGGACCAAAGCGCCGTGCGGGTGGCGTCCGTGCCGGGCGTCAGGCCAGTGATGCCGATGGAGCTGATCGCCGTGGCGGCAACGAGCTGGGTCGCCGCCGTGGTGGTGCCAATGCTGATCGTGCCGCTGCTGGCCCACGCCACGGTGGCAAGCATCTGGATCTGGACAATGTGGCTGTTGGCGGGAATGACGATGGTGGTGGCCGTCCCCGTAGACCCGGCAGAATAGGTGCCAGCCTGCGTGACAGTAGCAGTTTGCGCCATCATGACGAAGCCGACGTTCTTGATCGTCCCGGCAGTGGTGCCGGTCGTGTTCAGAACGTCACCCGCCTTGATGGGGCCAGTGAATGTAACGATGCTCATGAGAGCCTCCTGTGCGAGTTGCCACACCGTCTTGCACAGTGTCCGCTAGGCCGGTCGATGTGGCTGGTATGCCTAGGTCTAACCATTACCGGAGTGCTTTTTTAGGTACTCAGCCGCCGATAACAGAACTTGTTCGCTGTCTTGGAACTTGCCAAGGCCCGTATTGCAATCAAAGCAAAGGAGCGCCCTGATTTTACCCGTCTTGTGGTCATGATCAACGGCGAGAGCCTTGACCTTGCCATTCCTCATATGGGTCTCTGACCGGGTGCAAATGGCGCATTTCCCGCCCTGTGCAACAAGCATGTTCCCATAATCAGCGAGCGAAAGATCAAAGCTGTCACGCAAGGCTCTTGCCTTTTGTTGCGCTGGGGTCATTGCCCGATAAGCATTTTGATAAGCCTGACGGCCTTCTCGTGTCTTATGGTCAAATTCACCAGCGATGCCATTGAAGAGAGTTAGATTTTCAAATCGGCAATCGTGTTTATCGCCGTTTTTGTATCTAACCCTCCGCTCCGGCCATTCCCGGGTCATATAAAACCAAGCCAGCCTTGCCTCTGTGACTTCTTCGCCACTGATGCGGATGTAGCGATAGCCGCCGCTACCATTTTTCCCGCCCGCAACAATTCCCGCCTTCAAGTTTTTGGCTGGACTAATTTTCCACACAAACACTCCGGTGGCAGGATTGTAGTCCAATGCGGCCCGGACTTGGTCATGTGTAAGATTGGGAACCCTAGCTTTGCCCTTCATTTTTATCTCCCGGTGTTGACTTTAGAAGCTTACACCGGGAGACAAATTTTTGCAAACTGTAAGAGCCTATCTTTGAAAAATCCCTTTAAAACCAATTAGGTCGGGATCGATCCAAAGATACTCCTCCAATTGTAGTAACCGAAACTATAACGTTCGTATCCTTTAACCAAAAGGTTATCGGTCGTGAAGTCCACTTGCATATCGGTTTCGAACTTAATTCGCTCCATATATGCAAGGCCGTCAATGTTCGTGAGCAAGAACCACGCGCGGGCGTTGGTCAAATAGTCGTTGACCATGTAGCCTTCA